GTTGACGTTCGTCATGGCGGAGGAAATGTTTATGGCACCTCCACTCGCGAGTATAGGCACGACAATTTGTGCACCCGTTATAAAATTTGAAAATACAAGATTTGAAACGTCAGTTGTTGAAACGACGAGTGGTGCTGTACCATACGTTTTTTCTTTTGCGTCAATTGTTATTGTTCCAGAAGAGATAGTTGCAGAAATATCCGTATTCGTTAATTTTATATTTTGTGACGTGGTATTACCTGATATTGTAATATCACCTGTAGTAATTACATTTCCGGTATTTACGTTCCCTGATGTAACGAGGCCACCTAACGTGAGAACATTTGCGGTTACATTTGCACCTGCATTAACACTCACGACATCGTCTAATGCAAAAGGTGATGCCGCGACGTTTAACCCTCCAATTGTAATGTTATCCGCCGAAACGTTACCCGAAACCGTGAGTACATTAGACCCGAATGTGTTTATGGTAAGGTTCGAACCTATCAATACATTTGCAGCTTCTTCGGTTATATTAACGAACGACGAACCACCCTGTCCTCCCGAATCGTAGATTTCACCTGTTGTTGTGTTGAAAGATAAAACGTTATTCGAAGGGGCTGCATAAGCCGGGTCAAGTTTTATCGCGTTCACGACGAATAAATTCGATTTCGTTCCACTCGTTGATTTAAGTGTTATTTTATTTACAAAATCAATATTTGAAGTTATTTCAATACCAGTTGTTGCATTTGAAAACTGGACGACGTTGGATGTTGTGTTACCTTCATCGACAACACTCGCTAACGTTGGTGTCGCCGTTTGTATACCCGAAAGTTGGGAACCGTCACCAAAAAAGTAACTTGCCTCGACGTTACCATATACATTCATTTTAAAATTTACCCCGTCTTTTACAGTTATAGAAGATTCTCCTGCATGATTATCCGTAAACCCAATTGCAAATTCAGATTCAGTTTGGTCGTACCCTACGTATACATTACCTGTCACTGGATTAGTTATTGGGCGCGCAAGTAATAAACCAGAATCTACTGAAGCTGATGCATTGCCAAGTTGAATAATTGGATCTTGAACAATAAGATTTTGTGTGTTTACGGTTGTTGTTGTACCACCTACGAGTAAATTGCCTGTAATTTCTGTATCCCCTTCGACGCGTAAATCATAACCATTGAGATCGGGTGTACCTGTACCTACATAAATAGTGGAAGCACTTATAGTGTTTGCACCCTCAATTGATCCGTACATGTTCGTAGCAACAACATTATCCCCAACAACGTTACCATTCAAAGTAATTACACTTACGTTATCCCCCGAGACATTACCATTCAAAGTAATCACATCTACATTATTACCAACAACGTTACCATTCAAGGTAATCACGTTTACATTATCACCCGAGACATTACCATAAAGTGTAATCGCACTTACATTATCCCCGACAACGTTACCATTCAAAGTAATCACATCTACATTATTACCAATAACGTTACCATAAAGTGTAATTGCATTCACATTATCCCCAACAACATTACCATTCAAAGTAATCACATCTACATTATTACCAACAACGTTACCATTCAAAGTAATCGCATTTACATTATCCCCAACAACATTACCATTCAAAGTAATCGCACTTACATTATCCCCTACGACATTACCACTCAAAGTAATCACACTTACATTATCCCCTACGACGTTACCACTCAAAGTAATTGCATTCACATTATCCCCTACGACGTTACTGTTTACAGTAATAGCCGTTAAATCACCGGACGTGAGTGTTAAGTTGTTTTGTACGATGACATTACCTAAAACTCGGAACGTTATGATATTTGCGTCATCAAGAACATGATTATCCGATACCGTGTTTTGTGTATATCCAAGTACCATTTCGTGTTCATGTAAGTCCTCTCCTTCTGGTTCGCCGTGGTGTATAAATGCAATGTTATGTCCCGGGTGTTCCATGATTATACCAACATCGAGTGTATGCGATGTATTGTTATTCGCAATACCTAAGATACGATCGTTAATAACTACCGTATTTGACTCGAAAACGTACGTGTTACCGGTAAACGATAAGTTACCCGTAAACTCAGCATTTGCTGCGTTTATAATGTATGTACCGTCATTATCTACGTGTGCGGGTGAACGAATAAGTTTACCCGTCCCCTTTTCAATCATGGGTATATAACTGATACCGGTACCTGAAGGATCTTTTATACCGGAAACAAAAATATTACTTCCAACGTGAACGTTACCCGATGATATGAAACCGGTTGTTATGTTTGTTGATGCGATAGTGTTTGTAGTAGAGTTACTCCACGACGTAACCATATCCAAAGTTTGGTTATTTGCACTCAAATTTGAAGCGAGTATCTTTTTGAGTTCGTTACCTGTGCTATTCACGTAAACGTAAGTTGGCTGCGCGTAAACTTCTTCCGCGTTCGGAATATCGTTCGAACGACCAACACCCGTAACAAGAATTTTCTCACCGGATTTAACAACTATACCAACGTTTTGTATTTTATCCGTGTTATTAAACGGGACTGTATTCATTAACCCACCGGGTGTGGTGTTACTCACATAAAGTATTTCACCTTTTTGAAAATTCGTGTCAAACGTCATACCAAACGTACCAAAAGTAACGACGTGTCCGTTTTCGTTTTCGTTTATAGTACCATCCATAACAATACCTATAGCGGGCATGGTTGAAGCACTGGATGAATTCGCTTTTCTTACTTCGGGTGTGTCTCCCGAACCATCGTTTATATAAACAACATCACCTTTTGAAAGATCTTCATCCGCTTTTACTTCTATGGAAGTAAAATCTATGTAATCGTCTATCCAATTTCCGTCGATATAAAGTAAACTTTTATGATCATTTGGATCTGTTATGATGACATTAGAGAGCTGGTTGAGTTTAACACCTACATTAGACGTAAGATCGGTCGTAAACGCCGTGTGTGCGTTCGTAAACTGAACCGTATTTGATGTCGTATTACCCGCATCCGTAACTTGTTGAAGAGTGACGTTCGAGAGAATACCACCGTCACCTATAAAAAATCCAGATGTTGTTTCTATATTATTTGTTGTGTATACATTATCCCCGACAACGTTGCCATTCAAAGTAATCACATTTGCACTATGCCCAACAACGTTACCATTTAATGTAATTGCCGTTAGTTCACCCGATGTGAGTGTTATGTTGTTTTGTGCTATTACATTACCATATACGTGTAAATCTATAACATTTGCCGAATCGGGTGTGATTTCGGTATCTAAAGAACTGTTTAGTGTGTAGCCTATCATCATTTCTTTTTCAACACCTCTAAAAGTTACCGTTGGACTTGCATTACTATCGGGTTGTTTCATAATAATACCAATATCTGTCGATGTTTCAGTGTTATTGTTTGCGAGACTTATAACGGCATCTCCGAAAGTTGTATTTATTGTATCAATTGTTGTTGTCGTACCTTCGACGAGAAGGTTACCTTTTACGTGTGCGTCTTTTTGTACGGTAATGTAGTCTGTTTTTGTATAATTCGATACGTTTACGTTCCCCGTAACTTCAACGACATCTGTTCCTAATGTATCTATAGTCACATTCGAACCAATCAAAGCTTTTCTCGAAGTAAACGTATTCCCCGTAACTTCGAGAACATTTGATCCTAAAGTATCTATAGTCACATTCGAACCAATCAAAGCTTTTCTCGATGTAAATGTGTTCCCCGTAACTTCGACAACATTAGATCCTAAAGTATCTATAGTCACATTCGAACCAATCAAAGCTTTTCTCGAGGTATACGTGTTCCCCGTAACTTCGACGGCATTAGATCCTAGTGTATCTATAGTCACATTCGAACCAATCAAAGCTTTTCTCGAGGTAAACGTGTTCCCCGTAACTTCGACAACATTAGATCCTAGTGTATCCATGACAAGATTAGACCCAACTAAAGCTTTTCTCGAGGTAAACGTGTTCCCCGTAACTTCAACGACATTAGACCCTAATGTATCTATAGTAACGTTTGAACCAATCAAAGCTTTTCTTGAAGTAAACGTGTTCCCCGTAATTTCGACAACATTAGACCCTAAAGTATCTATAGTAACATTCGACCCAATTAATACTTTTCTCGATGTGAACGTATTACCAGTCACAACTAATATATTTGGACCTTTATCGTCTACGAATAAGTTCGAACCAACATCTAACGTGTGTATACCATGTGTATTCTGTATACCAACATTACCGTTCGTGATCAAAGCTGGACCATTTGCATAGTTAAACTGAACTGTTCTAGAAGCGGTTGTATTACCTTGTAAAACGATATTGTTTAAATTCAAGTTTGAAAGAAAATAACTATCGCCATGGTAAAATGCCGCACTTACGTTACCCGTGGTACTAAACGCGTTTATGGATGCAGTTGGGTGTTGTAAAAACGTATTCGAACCTAAACTTAACCCCGTTATAGTTGGATTATTGTTAGATAAACCAATATGGTCTACAGTTATTGAATCTGTATTTATTCTACCCGAAACTTGAATTTTATTAGTTACACTAGAATCTATTAAAATAGAAGGTCCCACGCGTACTTCACCATCTTTGGTTACATGAACATTTGAACCTACATCGAGTGCGTGTGTAGGACTTGTATTCTGTATACCGACATTACCAGTTGTTACAAACGAAGTCGTATCATTTATAAAACGAACCGTATTTGATGTAACGTTATCATTATTCGTCGCATATTGTAAATTAATCGAAAAAAGATCAACCGCAGGTACATTCGAATCTATAATTTCCTTGGTTTCTGTATTATACGTTAACATGGTTATATCCCTGGATGTTATATCATCTTCTTGACGAAGTGGTGTCATGTAAATACTCCCTGGAACCGATGTACCTATAGCTGCATTAGAAGCATTGAATACGATCGTGTTTTCACCCTGGTCGTCCGTAGCGTATTTACCAAACCGGATTTTGGTAGACCGCTCGATGGTCGGTATGTTTTTAACCATTTAATATAGGTACGTATTTTAATTTGCGTAGATAAGACCAGCCATACCATTTTCAATACGAAGTATATTGTAGTTGACTGCGTATATAGGATCACTAATTATCATGGTTTGACTGACTACCTTTGCAGAATCTAATCGACTAAAATTGAGTGTTCCTGTCGGCTGGAGCGAACTCGTCGATAAGCAAAAACAATATAAGAAAAAATCGGGTGACGTAACAAAGTTTGTGTGGTAATAGTTCATAACGTCTATGAAGTGTGGTTTCGCCCACTTGAAATTACCTATATCTAAACCGTTTATTTCAATTTTAATTTTATTAGTGGTTGATGTTAATGCTCCTTCTGTGGTTGTATCCGAAGATGCGAGATACTTTACTGGGTGATTAAACGTCAATTCTTGAGAAAGTTCATTTGATGGGATACTTTTTTGAACCTGGGTAATAATTAAATTATGGTTACGCGAAACAAGGTTACCACGTTCTTCGTTATCGAGGTAATAATAGTTTGAATAACACTCAAAGTTATAGTTACCCGCATTTGGTCCCCAATGTATACGTAATTCGACGTTATGGTAATGTAAAGCGACTATGGGTAAAGCACACTGTGCACCCTCACAAAAGAAGAATCTAAATGGATAGAAATAGGAACGTGCACTTATACCTGGGTGTGTACCATTTGCACTTTTTGATACGTTTGTTGCAAACGTATCGATTGCTATTTTTTCGGTGAAAATGGCATCTTGTGTATCTATGACCTGACCACCAATGAGAAGCTCAACTTTGTCTATAAGCGTGTCCCACCTTTGAATATCGAGTGCCTGTGTATTATTATCAATTGTTAGGTATGTATACCCTAACATATCACCTGTTCGATCAAAACGAATAGATGACATAGAATTCGCTTTCACATCTCCCTGAATGGTCTGTTTTTCAACAGCTTGTGAAAAGTTAGAATGTCGTTTAAACGTTGACGTAAAAAAAGATATTTCTGGTTCGCCCATAATGTATTCGTCTTGAGCACCAATTGCTATAAGTTGAACAATACCAGATGACATTTATAATAAGAAAAGGTTAAAAATATGCGTTATTTACTACCCCCCTGGAATGGTAAATTTTTTTGTTTACATATAAATCTAAAAATAAAAAAGTTATCGTCGGTACCTGATATAGTAATACCGTCTTGATTTAATAAACTAATTGTTAATCTATCTATTTTTCGTATAGGTGTCGAATATTGTTGTACGACTGGGTAATTGTCTTTGAAAATAATCTCCGAAGCTGCACCATTTCCACTAATCAAACTCCCAAACGAATTATTTACTTTTGATAAAGATGGTTGACCTTCGTACCCATAAATATTTGATGTTCGTTGTGTATAATTTGTATTGAGTTCGTTTATAGATATGTAACATACATTTGAACCCGTTGTTGTAATTTGTGCAGCATTAAGTCTTACCTGAACGACATTTTCAAGCGTTTGCTGAAGATGAACCGTGAACGTATTTTTACTTGCTTGACCTATAGTGTCAACGGTAATCGTATGATACTCATATTCGAAATCGGGTAAAGTGGATTGACTCGTCACTAAAGCCATTTATATATACTGGAGATTTTACTTCATCTTATAGCTCGCTTGTTCCCGAACAAGTTTTTGTCCGTCACACACACCACCTTTACTGTCGGAGTAGTAGGCATTACCCAAACATTCTTCGGTCGATGGGATATCGAAGAGCGAACCCGTATTGACAGTTTCGATTTCGACCTCTTTACCCTGGTATCCGCTGGTACGTAACATTGCGAGAACACACAATACTGCGATGATGATGACGATAGCTTTGATCGTGTTTCTGTTGGTGGCGTTAAGTTTCATTTATATTGAAACAACATTTTTTATAAAGTGCGTTAAAGAGAATAGAATAGTTTCAATATAAAGAGTAATAGTAATGGACGGTGAAATTATTCTTGATCGTAAAAATACGAATGTCATGAAACTTGATGATAACGAACAGGCCCTGATGAACGAAATTGAAATTGATATTCCTCGACGTCAGCCTGTAAAAAAACAAATTTCACAAATGAAAACACAATTTACAGCACCACAACCACAAATTTTCCAGGAAGATATTGATTCGTTTGCGAACCCAAATAAACAAGCACAACCATCTGTACCTCCACCGGAAGCACCTCTTGATTATCACGAATACGACGACGAACCCGAAATGGACTACGGGGGTGGAGGAGGAGGTGGATACATGATGGAAGAAGAGGAAGAAAAACCATCACCTGGCTTTAAGACAATTGATGAAGAGAAAGCGGATCTTGTTAATAAACTTGGGCGATTGGAAAAAAAGGGGTTTACTGTGAACAAGCGTTTGAATGCCTATTCCCCTATAGACGAACTTAGAAACGAAGTAAAGCGAATAACGTATAGTATAGATGTAGACAAATCAATTAAATTTGCGAGACGTATGCTTATCGCGTGTACGACAGGCCTCGAG